GCCTTCGCATATTTTCGCGCCTCAAAATTCGGGCATTCCGGACAAGGGAAGGTGACCCTCCGTGACCACCCCGCGGCCTGGGAGCGTGGAGCGCGCTGTCCGCTCGGAGCTGCGCCGGATGCGCTGCTCAGTGCAGGCCGACGGCTCCGCGGCCCTGGCGGTGTCGCTGGCGCGTCATATCGATTCAACCCGCGGCGCGGTCGCCGCAGCAGCCGCAGCGGCCCAGCTGCGGCTGCTGCTGGCTGATCTGCGTGCCGTGGCGGCTTCCAGGCCGGCGCTGGACGGGATTGATGAGCTCCGCGCTCGCCGGGTCCGCGCTGCTGGGTGACCAGCAGCCGCGATTGCGGTCGGTTCCTCCCTCGGGAGGGTCGGAGGGCCGCAATGCGGCCGACCTGGCGGCCCTCGCCGGGCTGGAACTCGACCCGTGGCAGGCGCAGGTGCTCGAGGACGGCCTCGGCCGCCGCGGCCCGCGGTGGGCGGCATTCGAGGTCGCGCTGATCGTGGCGCGGCAGAACGGGAAGGGCGCGATTCTGGAGGCGCTGGAGCTGGCGGCGCTGTTCCTGTTCGACGATGTGCGGCTGATATTGCATTCGGCGCATGAGTTCAAGACGGCGGCGGAGGCGTTCCTGCGGATCCGGCACCTGATCGAGGATGCGCCGCAGTTCGCGCGGCGGGTGGAGCGGATCCGGACGGCGGCCGGCGCCGAGTCGATCGAGCTGAAGGACGGGAAGCGGCTCCGGTTCGTCGCCCGCTCATCCGGGAGCGGCCGGGGTTTCACGTCCGACCTGGTGATTCTTGATGAGGCGTACAAGCTGGGTGACCAGGAGATGGCCGCCTTGCTGCCTACCCTGTCGGCGCGGCCGGATCCGCAGGTGTGGTACACCTCCACGGCCGGGAACCCGGATTCGATTCAGCTCGGGCGGGTGCGGAAGCGGGGCCTGGCGGGCAGTGACCCGTCGCTGGCGTTCCTCGAATGGTCCGCCGATGACGGTGACGACCCGGGGGACCGGCAGGTGTGGGCGAAAGCGAACCCGGGCCTGGGCATCCGGATCGCGGAGGACTACATCGAGCGTGAGCAGGCCGCTCTCGGCCCGGATGCGTTCGCCAGGGAGCGGCTGAGCATCGGGTCGTACCCGTCGGATGGCGGGAACTGGAACGTGATCAGCGCCGGCGCGTGGGATGCCGCCGCATCGCGGGGCGGCCGGCTGTGAGCGGTGAGGTGGCGTTCGGCTGCGCGATCAGTGAGGACCGTCGGCACGGGTCGATCGTGGCGGCGGGGCGGGAGCAGGGCGGGTCGCGGGTGCTGGTGGACCTGGACCCGTTTTATGATCATCCGCGGCTGCTGGTGCCCCGTATGGAAGCCTTGTATGAGCGGCATGATCCGGTTGCGGTGGTGGTGAACCCGAAATCGCAGTCGGCGACGCTGGTGAAGGCTCTCGCGGATGTCGGGATCATCGTCGTTGAGATGACTGCGGAGGATGTCGTGGTCGCGCACGGCGAGTTCCTCGACCTCGTCAACGACGGGGGCCTGGCGCATCTTGACCAGCGGCCGTTGACGGATGCGGTGCGGGCGGCGCAGCAGCGGCCTCTGGCGGGTGCGCAGGCGTGGGATCCGAAGATGCCGGTTGACCAGGGGCCGCTGGTGGCGGCGACGGGGGCTGTGTGGGCGTTCCGCCGCTGGGAGGAACTGGCCGCGCCGTCCGCGTGGGTGATCTAGGGCTCCGCCGGCGGCGATGGTTCCCTAAACGGGACGATGCGCTGAACAGATCGCATATGCGCCTGCCATGCTTCCTTCGCCTCGCGCTGATTGCCCTTATTTAGCATTTTCCAGCCACATGGGCAGCCGACGGACCAAACCGAAGTTCGGACCGGGCGGCCAGCCCTTTTCGGGCCCTGCATGTAGTGGTCCATGACATTCCGAAGGGTAACTCATGCGCCTGTCTGTCGTTCTGCTCATCGCCGCCCTGCCGGGTGTGCTGGACGCCCGAGCATGTTGACGGTCTTGCGGATGTCGTTCCGCAGCTTGTCGAGATCGATGAGAAGCTGCCGCAGCCGCTGTAGCTGCGGGGGATCGGTGACGGCCGATGGATGTTCGTAAATCAGCATGTCGATCGGCACGTTGAATACTTCGGCGAAGGCCGCTGCCTGGGCGATGGTTACTGAGCCGGTCGCTTCAATCGCGGCGATCCTGGACTGCCCGAGGCCGACTTGGCGGCCGAGTTCGGCCTGGCTAAGGCCTTGCGAGGTCCGGAAGGCCTTTATGCGGCGGCGGCAGGTTTCAACGGTGCTGTCATCAGTCACAGCGGTAACACTACCGCGATAGGTGAGGTTTCACATGCGCTTGTCGATCGTGCTGTTGCTGCTCGCGCTGCTCGGCGTGCTGGGCGGCGGCGCGCTGATCGGCCCGGCGGCGCTGGGCGCGTGCCTGATTTTCGACAGCCTGTGCGTGGGCGCGTGGGCGCTGGTGCGGGATGACGGCCGGGAACGCCAGGCGCCGTCGGTGCATGAGGTTCCGACGCTGCAGCAGGTGCTGGACCGGGCCCGCGCATCATGACGAGGTTGTGGGACCGGCTGATCCGGCGTGACGGGTACTGGGAGGGGATGGCGTCCGGGGCGGCGCTGCTGACCACCAGCTACGGCAGCCCGGATAGGGAGTCGATCCTTCCGTCGGTGACGGCGTGGGCGCAGGGCGCCTACGGGGGCACGAGCGTTGTTTTTGCGGCGATGGTGGCGCGGATTTACGTGTTCTGCCAGGCGGAGCTGAAGTTGCAGGCGAAGGATGATCTGCACCTGTTCACCGATCAGTCGCTGCAGCGGTTGCAGGAGCCGTGGCCGGATGCGGGCACTACGGAGCTCCTGGCCCGGATGGAGCTCGACGCGGGGATAGCGGGGAACGCGTACATCTGGGAACCCCCCGGCGAGGACCTCCTGGTCCGGCTGCGGCCGGACTGGACCACGATCGTCTCGGAGATCGTCCCCGTGGCGGGGGGCGGCTGGTACCGGCGGAAAACGGGTCTCTGGCATGAGCCCCCGAAGGGCACCGCCGGGGCGCCGGGTGCCGGGTTCCTGGTGCCCGCCGAGGAGGTCGCGCACTGGGCTCCGCAGCCGGACCCCACAGCGTCATTTAGGGGGATGTCGTGGCTGACCCCCGTCTACCGGGAGATCCAGGGCGACTCCGGCCTCGCGGATTACAAGATCAAGTACCTCGAGCATGCGGCGACCCCGAACCTGCTGATCAAGTACAGCCAGAAACTCAGCCCGGGGACGGTGGACGCGATCCGGGAGCGGATGCAGGCCCGCTACGCCGGTCCCGCGAACGCCTTCAAGACCCTCGTCCTCGATCAGGGCGCCGACTCCACGGTGATCGGCAACAGCCTGGCGCAGATGGACTTCAGCAACGTGATGCAGGCCGGCTCCGATCGCATCCTCGCTGCCTCCTCCGTCCCCGGGGTTCTCGTCGGCCTCGAGCCGCTCCGCGGCGCCGGCCGCGGTTACCAGGAGAGCGTGCAGAAGTTCGCGAACATGTGGGCGCGACCCTCCTGGCAGCAGGCCTGCCAGGTGCTGTCCAAGTTCGTGCCGGGCCTGCCGGGGGGCGCCCGCCTCTGGTACGACACGGCGAACATCCAGCTGCTGCAGGACGGGGAGATGGAACGCGCCCAGGCCGCCCTCGTCCGCGCGCAGGCGCTGCTCGCGCACGTGCAGGCCGGGTATGACCGGGACAGCGCCGTCAAGGCCGTCAACAGCGGGGACGTTACGCAGCTGAAAACCGCCGCCGCCCCCGCCCCCGCGGTGCCGGCGGGGAACGTGCAGCATCTCCTCCCGCAGACCTCCCCCGGCGCCACGGCATCGCCGCTGCCGCCGTCGGTGCCCCGGCTGCAGGCCGGGTCGGTGTCGCCGGGTGACGGCGGGAACGAGACCCGTCCCGTGGGGCGGCCGGCGGCGGCCAGGCGGGCGCTGAACGGAGCAGGCCGGTGAACGAGATCAGCAGCGCCTGGGATGCGTTCCGTTTCAACCCGTATCACGGGGCGGCGGGGTCGGGCCACGGCGGCCAGTTCACCTCCGCCGGGGGCACCGGCGGCGGAGCCGCCAAGGGCGGCGGGGCGAAAACCGCCCCGAAGCCGAGGCCGGGAACCCCGGCATGGCACGCCGCGCACATGGCGCACCTGGCGCACCTGCAGCATGAGCAGCATAAGGCGTCGCTCCTGGCGACCGCGAAAGCCGACCGCGCCAAAGCGCATCAGCTGCAGTTGCAGCTGAATCAGCTGCTGCGGCAGGCGCAACACGCGCAGGCCGCGGCGCATAAGGCGGCCGCGTCAGCGAAGCACGCCGCCGCCGCCGCGAAAGCATCAGGGAAACCCGTGGCGCATCATCACGCATCGGCGGCGCATCACCGCGCCCGCGTCACCCATCGCCACCACGCGGGCCTGAAGAAGCGGATAAGCGCTTTGCGGACCCAGATCCATGATCTGCTCGCGCAGGCGTCGCAGCTTGACGCGCAGGCGGCGCGGCTCTGATGATCGCAGTCGTCCCGTTCATTTCCCGGGCGGGGCCGCACGGGTACATCCACGGGTGGATCAAGGTGGGCGCCGGGGTGTCGCCCACGCATCACCGGGAGTTCCTCGACGCGCATTACGGCGGGTGGCGGGACCAGCTGGCCCCGGCGCATGAGAAGGCACTCCGGTTTTACCAGTCGCCGGGGTTCGCCCTGATGAACGGCCAGCTCCGCGGCCTCGACCGGGAGGGGCTGAAGAAAAGCGAGCATGCCGGGGACGCGGACCTGGCCAGGGCGGAGAAAGCCAGCCGGGACCTGACGGCGGCGATCCGGAAAGCCCCGCCTTTGGAGCATGACCTGACGGTGTACCGGGGGCTGTCAGCGGAGCAGTTCGGGAACCTGAAACCGGGTCAGGTCATCACCGACAAGGGATTCACGTCAACGTCGCTGACCGGTGACGTGCAGGCGGTCGGGCGGGCTAAGAAGCCCGCCACCGCGGAGATCCTGCTGCCGAAGGGCACGAAGGCCGGAGCCGGGTCGTCGCGGGAGCTGATCCTGCCTCCCGGCGCGAAGTTCAAGGTCACCGAGGCCGGCCGCAAGGGCGGCGTGATGCACCTGAAGCTGGAGCTTGTCAAGTGAGCGACCGGTTCACCTGGGATGAGGCCGACGTCGATATCGAGGACGGCGAAACGCAGCGCGCCGCCGGCATGATCACGAACCCGTCCGGCACTGAGCGCCTCCACCAGTACTGGGTGCACGGCGAGGGCGCGGCCAAGATCCGCTGGGGCGATCCCGGGGACTTTGACCGGTGTGTCCTGCACCTCGGCAAGTACATCCGCGACCCGCAGGGTTACTGCAATCTCGCTCATCATGCGGCGCTCGGCATCTACCCGGCGACGCACGCGGCAATGGAGAAGCACGCAGGAAGGGCAGCGATGGCTGACAACAAGCCCTACGGCGATGTGCGGTACGCCGACCCGAAGAACGGCAAGTACCCCATCGACACGGAGGCTCACTGCCGCGCCGCGTGGGCGTACATCAACATGCCGAAGAACGCGGCGATGTACCCGCTCAACGGGGTCACCCTGTCGGAGGTGAAAAACCGGATCCGGGCGGCGGCGAAGAAGTTCGGCATCGACATCGCCGAAGACACCCCCGCGAGCTCCGGGGCGAGCCGGGCGGAGCTGCGCCGGGATGCGCCGCTGGAGGACCTGCACATCATCCGCTCCGGGGACGGCGCCGACGGGCGGACGATGGAGGCGTTCGCGGCGGTGTTCAACACCGAGACCGGCATCTCCGATCATGAGGGCCGCGGCTACCTGGAGATCATCGACCCGGCGGCGTTCAACAAGCGGATCGCGGACCTGCAGCGCTCCCGGCAGGGGTTCGGGCAGGTGAAGGTGCTGTTCAACCACGGGCGGGACATGGAGGGCAGCCCGGCGGAGCGGTTCCAGATGCCCGTCGCGGTCCCGGTCTCGATTGAGGCGACCCCGCGGGGGCTGCTGACCCGCTCCCGGTTCGTCGCCACCGCCCTCGGTGATGAGGTCCTCGAGCTGGTGAAGTCCGGCGCGGTGACCGCGATGTCGTTCACGGGGCGGATCGTGCGCTCTAATCCTGAGCTGCGCCGCCACGGCCGCCGCGAGGCAGGCAGCACCGTGCGGCGCCTGGAACTGGGCCTCCGCGAGTTCGGGCCGGTCCTGTTCCCCGCCTATGAGGGCGCTGAGATCAACGGCGTCCGCATGTTCACCCCCGGAACCTGGGGGCCGGACGACGATTATGAGGCACTTCCCCCCGATGGTGAAGCCGCCGCCGGTGAGCCGCCCCCTGTGGAGCACTCGGCCCGGTATCACCAGCACGCCCTCTACGTCATGCGCTCCAAGGAGGCGCGGGAGCGGGCGGGGCTGGTCTGGTAACCAGACCGGAAGGGCAGTGATCGCGTTGGCGACGCTGAAGGAACTGACCGATGAGCAGGCCCGCATCAAGGCGGAGCTGCAGCGGATGGAGGACGACGAGACCGTCACCGACGAGGAGGGCGGCGACCTGCGGGACACTCTCATCGCCCGGTGGGAGGAACTCGACGGCAAGAGCAAGCCGCTGATCGAGCGGATGGAGAAAATCAAGGGGATCACCCGCGCCGCCGCCGATCCCGCGAACCTGGAAGGCCCCGGCGACGGGACCGGGGAGCGGGGGACACCGGACCTGGTGATCCGCAGCCGCCGGGACCCCTACGACGCGAACGAGGCGATCCGCGCGAAGGTGGTGCGCAGCAGCGAGGTCATCAGCCGCGCCCACGACGCGATCGAGCTGGAAGCCAGGCGGGGTGTCCTCGCGCATGATTTCGCGGAGGAGGCCACCCGGAAGGTGCAGGGCTCCTACCTCACCAATGATGTCGCCAGGCATATCCTGATGACCGGCACCGAGGAATACCAGGAGGCGTTCCGCGCCTACCTGGAAAACCCCGCGGAGGCGCAGCGCGCCGCGCTGGCACTCTCACCGGGATCAGCAGGAGGATTCCTCCTCCCGTTCGTGCTCGACCCGTCGATAATCTTGACGAATGCGTCGTCGGCTAACCCGTGGCGGCGCATTTCGAATGTCAAGACCACCACGAGCAATACCTGGAACGGGGTCAACTCCGCCGGGGTGAACGCGGCGTGGCTCACAGAAGGAACAATGGTCACCGATGGCACCCCGACGGTGGGGAACATTGTCGTGACTCCCGCGAAAGCCGCCGCCTGGGTATTCGGGTCCTATGAGGTCCTCGAGGACACCGATTTCGGTCAGCAATTGCCGGCGCTTCTGGCTGACGCGAAGGACCGGCTCGAGGAGAACGCGTTCTCCGTGGCGGGCGGCTCCTACCCCGGGACCGGCGTGGTGACCGGCGCTACCACCGTCGTCACGACCGCGACGACGCTGGTCATCGCGGTCGGCGACGTGTACAACGTGCAGGCCGCCCTGCCTGCCCGGTTCCGGAACGCGCCCGGCGCCGCCTGGGTCGCAAACGTGTCCATCATAAACGCGTTCAGGCAATTGGACACCGCGGGCGGCTCCTCATTCTGGACAAATTTGGGGAAAGGCCAGCCGGAAACTTTGCTGGGCGCCCCGATATACGAGTCGACGTCAATGTCGGCGACGAAGGCGGTCGGTTCCCTGGAAGCCATATTCGGGGATTTCGGGCAATTCATAATTGTCGACCGGGTGGGCGTGTCGATGATTTACGAGCCTTTGGTGAAAGGCACCTCATCGCCTTATCTCCCGAGCGGCCAGGCCGGATGGTTCCTTTTCTGGCGGACCGGCTCGCAATTGTCCACGGTCAACGCATTCAGGGTCATGAAGGGCCTTTAAATGCAATTCCCGGCAGGGGCGCTTCCTCCGCTCTAGCGTCCCTGCCAGGCCCTGCCGGCGAGGGGGGGCGGGGCCTAGACGGCAGCGCTATCTCACCTGACGGCGGCGTGCACGGCACCCCGCCCTGAGTCTCAGAAATCAGCAGGGAAGGCCCCGTCACTCACCAGGCGGGGCCTTTCTGAGGGAGGTCGCCGTCAGGCGGCAGATGCGGGCAGAAGAGGCCAGGCTCGTTAGTGCCCTCGACGATGCCGGGCACCAGGTCGAAGCCGTTCGCCACGAAGTCGGCGGCGCATGAGGCGTGGACGATGGCGGCGTGCGGATCACCGGGCTGGCTGATGCCCAGGTCGCTGAGCCTGCCGGGCGGCTTGGGGAAAAACTCGGCTGCGCAGTCGCCGCAGGTGAAGATGATGGCCGTAGCGCTGGGATGGGTGATGTTCACAGGTCTGGCTCCTGGCTGTCATCCCAGCGGCCGGACTGCTCGGCCGGGTAGACGATGAACGCGACGTCCGCGGGTGTCATGCCGAGCGCGCGGGCAATGCGCTTAACAGGCGCCGGGTCACCCTCGGACAGCGAGTTCCAGATGGCCCAGACCTTGCGTTCGGTAGCGTTCAGCCGGGTGGTTTTACGCAGCCGCAGGGCGCTGACGATGATCGCGTTCATCGAGTCCTTGGTTTCGAAGGATTCACGGCGCAGGTCCTCATAGAGGTTCAGCGGTAGCCGCAGGGTGGTTGCCTGAGTATCTGTCATGCCACCATGCTACCACGGTGGCATATGGGAGGTTACGGATGGCGGCACGGTACGCGCTGCAGCAGTTCACGTTCCATAACAGCGTGACGGGCAGCGAGGAAGTGGTTATCCAGGGCGCGCAGCGGGATTCGGTGACGTCGCAGGCGTTCCTGGAGTCCCCGGCGGCGTTCTGGTCGGCGGTGCCGCTGTCGGCGGCTGCGGGGCAGGTCACCGGGGTCCTCGCCGCGTACCTTGTCGCGTACCCGGGCACGTAGGAGGTGCGGGAATGGGATGGGTGAAGGCGACGGACACGTTCGTCGGCGACCTGGACGGCATGCCGGTGCGGGTGGCGGCGGGTGAAGCGAAATCGGACCTCGACCCGGTGGTGAAGGCGTGGCCGGGACTGTTCACGCCGCTCGAGGAACCCGCCGCCGAACCAGCGGCGGAGGATGCGCCGAAGCGCAGCACCACCCCGAAGGGGAAGCCGTGATCACCCCGGCTGACAGCGCCCCCGTCGCGCCGCCGCAGATGCCCGCCGCCCCCGGCGCGGGGCCCGCGCCGGTCCCCTACGGCGGCGCGGACCAGGCAGCCGGGCCGCCTGTCGTGGCGCCGCAGCCCGCCCCGGATGTGGGGTATGCGGCCGGGGCGGGGGTGCTGAACACGGTCACCGGCGCGAACATGGTCACCGGATCACCCCTGAAGGCGCCGAACGTGAACCCGTACGACGCCGGGGCTATCGACACGGTGGACTTCCCGGGTGATGCGGACCCCGGCGGCCGGGATGACGTCGCCGGCACCGTCAGCGGGGCGGTCGCGAACGCGGAAGCCCGGTTCCGTGAGCATGAGGGCGACACCCACGCGCAGGGCTCCGTGATCGGGGATGTCCTCGATCTCCCCGCGGAAACGACGACCGGCAGCACGGGGGGCGCGTTCTACGACCCGCCGAGAGACTACGGAGACGGAGGCTGAGTGATGATCACGCCGAGCGACACCCCGTCAAGCCCGGAGGATTACGCGGCCGTCGCGGTGCAGGGAATGAACATCCAGGCCGATCTGCAGGACGGGGAGATCACTACCGCGATGAATGCGTCGACTGCGGTCGCCGGCGCGGGAGTGCTGTACCCGGAGGGACCGCGGCAGGCGGAGACCGCCGCGCTGCTGCACTCCCCGCAGGGCTACGCGGATTTCGACATCACCAGCGGGTTCGCCGGGTCGCACGGGGAGACGTGGCCGGACGACCCGACGCCGCCCGGTGCCTGACGCGGTTATCGGGTACGTCACCGGCGGCTGGGAGCGCACCGAGTTCAGCTCATCCCTCCTGTCCGTGTGCCTGGAGGGGGAAACCCGGATCCGCACTGTCGTGAAGCGGGTGTCAGGGCCGAACATCAGCACGCCGCGGAACCTGATCGTGCGGGATTTCCTTGAGGACAACCTCGCGCCGTGGCTGTTCATGTGCGACACCGACATGTGGTTTCCCCCGGATACGGTCGACCGGCTGATCGCCGCCGGCAAGCCGGTCGTAGGCGCCCTGTGCTGGTCATTGGACGGCGGGGAGCGCTACCCGACGATGTACGAGCTTGTGGAGCGGGACACCGGGGTGCTGGCGTTCACCCGCTACGCCGACTGGCCGGACGACACCGTGATGCGGGTCAGCGCGACGGGGGCGGCGTGCCTGCTGCTGCACCGCGACGCCCTCCTGACGGTGGAGAAGCACTCCAGGGATGCGGCGGCGCCGTGGTTCCGGGAGTCGGCGGTCGGGGCGCCGATGGCGCTGATGGGGGAGGACATGACGTTCTGCCTCCGCTGCGCGGCGGCGGGGGTGCCGGTGCACGTGCATACCGGGGTGAAAGCCGGCCACATGAAAACCCAGATGCTGATCTAACGTGCTCAGCCGGTTTTCCAGCGCCTGAAAGTAGCCGGCGTTCCAGCCTGATCCCCAGACGGCGCGGCCGTGCCCGCACCGCAGCGTCCCGGCGTCATTGACGACCATCAGGGCGCACGGCGTCTCGTCGTCGCGGTGCATCAGGGTGAGCTCATTCTCGCCATCCGGGGCATCCGGCTGCGTGCTGTTCACCTGCTCATCAAACCACGAATGTCTTTGAAGGAGTGAATATGGCACGGTATGCGGCGCAGGTGGAGTCTGCGGCGGCGCTCGCGTCGGCGACCGGGTTCGGGTGGCTGATGTCAAGCGCGAACAACGGGTACAAGCTGCGCCGCTGCAGCCTCGGCGTGCGGGCGGGCACCGGCGTCCCCACCTCGATGCAGGTGGTGGTGGGCATCAACCGGGTCACCTCCGCGGGGACGACCCCGGCGGCGGGGATGACGCCGGCGAAGCTGGACCCGAACACCGCCGCCGCGGGGGCGGTGTGGAACACCGGGTACGCGACCCCGCCGACGACGACGGCGAACGACCAGTACCGGATCGCGTTCAACTCCCAGTCGACGGTGGACCTGCCGTGGGAGCTGCTCGAGGAGTTCGTGGTGGCGTCCGGGACGACTAACGGGCTGGCGTTCATCAACCAGGACAACGCGCTGCCCGCGTCGCATCAGCTCGTGATCAGCATCGAGTGGGAGGAATAGGTGTCGTTTTACACCGGCACCCAGACGGAGCTGCTGTACGCGATGCCGGCGTCGGGGGCGGCGGTGACGGCGGCGGCGGCGACGATCCTGTCCGGGACGACGGCGGCGAACCCGCCGTACGGTTTGCCGGCGGGATTCTTCAGCCCGGCGCAGACCGGGGATGCGGGCAAGAGCCTGCTGATCAAGGGCGGCGGCTGGTACACCGTCGGCACCACCGCGGTCACCAACATCATCAAGGTGGGGCTGAACACCACCCAGAACACCGCCGCGATCGCCGTGACCCTGGCGGCAACCGGGGCGTGGACGACGGTCATCTCGCAGTCGAATGTGGCGTTCGAGTTCGAGGTCCTCGTCACCTGCACCGCGCCGGGCAAGGCGGGCACGAACGGGTCGTATAACTGCATCGGGCATCTCCTGGTGGGGCAGGCGAACAACGCGGCGAACCCCACCCTGCAGACCGTGGGGGCGCAGTGGGCGACCCCGGTGATGATGGGCGCCCCGCAGACCGCCGCCGGCTTCGACCCGACCGTGACTCAGTACGTGGAGGTGTCGGGCCAGTGGTCGGTGACCACGGGGGCGCCGACGCAGACGCTGACGAACTTCTACGTCTTCGGCCTCAACTGAATGGCGGGGACGCTCACGATCCCGCTGGCTAACCTTCCCGACGGCTCTCACGTGTTCGGTCCCGTCAGCGTGGCGGACACCGACGCGACGACCGTGCTGACCGTGGACCGCACCCCGGCGGGGGGCCTGAACTCGCTGACCGCCGCAGCGACCATCGGGGTGCTGATAGAGCAGTCCGATAACGGCGGCAGCACCTGGTTCCTGCTGGTGAACGGGATCATCGCCGGGGGCCCGGTGGCCGCCAAGGGCGGCGGCACCGCGGTCACCGCGCAGGTCGGGGTGACGTACGGGCCGGGGACGGGCCGGCAGGCCCGGGCGACGCTGACCGTCGCGGGCGGCCCGGTCCGGGTGCAAGGTTCCCTGACGACCAGTTAAGGGGGCCTGCCGGTGACCTACACCGCGGTCGGCAGCTATTCCGGGGCCAGCGCCAGCGGCGCGCTGGCAACGTTCTCCCTGACCACCAGCACCATCGGCGATTTCGTGATGGCGGAGGTGATCGGGTGGGGCGGCCGGACCCCGACCGCCCTGTCGTCCAGCAACGCCACCTGGGTCGCCGCGGGCACCGCCGCGTCATGCTCGGTGAACCCGAATTTCTCCGGCACCGGCGGTTCCAGGGCGCAGGTGTTCATAGGCACCGTCACCTCAGCATCCACGCAGACGGTGACGATCACCTGGTCCGGGTCGGGGTCGAACTTCGAAGGCGCCGTCTGGCAGGAATACTCCACCACCACCGGCGTCCCGGTTCTCGACAAGCAGGCCACGCTCGACAGCACCGGCACGAACGTGTGGCCGTCGATCACCCCGGTCGCCGCCGGGGAGCTGTACTTCGGGTACGCGCTCAACAACACCACGGCGATCGCCGGCTCCACGTCCGGGTATGTTTACTCGGCGACCGCGGACCCGGCGGGCAACGGCACCGCGTACAACCTGAACTGCCCCGGCTCATCCACCGGCCCCACCTGGTCTGCCAGCGACCCGGGTGAGGGTTTCGGGACGATGGTGCTGGTCATGCCGGCGCCGTCCGCCGCTCGGCCGCTGCCGGCCCTCCCGGGGCAGACATGGCTGCGGCGTTTCCACCACCCGCAGCAGCCGCCCTCGGTGATCACCGCGGCCGCCGCCCCCGCGGCGGCATGGCTGCCGCCGTTCACCCGCCTCGAGGTGCGGCTTCCCGCCGCCCGGCGGGGCCGGGTGTTCAGGGCGCCGGCCGCCCCGCCCGCGGTGCCCTCCGGGGCCGCCCGCACCGAGGTGCGGTTCCCCGCCTGGCAGCGCCGCAGCCGGATCTTCACCGTCCCGCCGCCGCCGCCCGCCGCCGCGGCACCCGTGTGGCTGCCGCCGTTCACCCGCCTCGAGGTGCGGCTCCCCGCCGCCCGGCGGCCCCGCACGTTCACCCCGCCGCCCCCGGCGCCTGCCCCGCCGCCGCAGGCGGGGAGGCGGGGCCGGGCGCAGCTGCCGTCCCGCCGCTGGCGGCTGTCCGCCCCGCCGTTCCCCCCGCCGGCGGTCCCCGGGCAGCAGCCGCTTCCCCCCGCCTACCAGCGGATATTGCTGCGGGCGCGGCTCCCGCAGCCGCGGGGACGGATCTTCCAGCCGTTCTGGCCGCAGATCATCATCGGGCCGCAGGTGCTGCCGCCCGCGGGGCAGCGGGCCCAGCTGCGGGCGAAACTGCCCGCGCCCCGCGGGCGGCTCTTCGCCCCGCCGTACCCGCCGGTGGTCCCCGGCGGCCAGCAGCCGCTGCCCCCGGCCTTCCAGCGGCAAGACTGGCGGCCGCGGCTCCCGGTGCGCCGGGCCGCGGTCAGCCGGCCCCCGGTACCCCCGGGTGCCCCGGCGCCCCGCTTCTGCCGCACCAGCGCACGGCCGCAGCTCCCCGCCCGCCGGGGGCACGCATTCTGCCCGCCGTGGCCGCAGGTCGTCGTCGCGCCGCCGGCGTACCCGCCGCGGTTCTGCCGCACCAGCGCCCGACCGCAGCTCCCGCAGCCGCGGGGCCGCCGGTTCATCCCGCCGAGACCCCCGGCGCCGGTGCCGCAGCCGTGCACCAGCCGCCGTCAGCGGCACTGGGCGTTCCAGCGGCGCGGGCACTGGGCCGGGGTGGTGTTCCCGGGGGCGCCGCCGCCGCCGTTCACCATCGGGACGCTGACCGCCGCCGATAAGGCGCTGGATACGCTGACCGCCGCCGGGAGCTCAGCCGCCCTGGGCGCGTCGGGTGCGGCACTGGCCGCGCTGACCGCGGCTGACGCCCCCGGCGGCGCCGCCGCGGGGCACCTGACAGCCACTGACACCAGGACGGGAGGACCGGGGTGAGCCGGTACCCGCTGAACCAGCCGCTGCGCCTGTCGACCACCGTCCGGGACGTGACCGGGACGCTGGTGAACGCGACGGCGCTGACATTGCTGGTGAAGCTGCGGCAGGCGGACGGCACCTGGCTGACCACCGGCACCTACGCGTCCCCCGCTAACGACGGCACCGGCCTTTACCATCAGGACATCCCGGCCGCCGACCTGCAGTTCATAGGGCATTACCAGTACACGTGGACCGCGACCGGCACCGGGGCGGGGGTCAGCTTCGGGGACTTCGACGTCCACGACCCGTTCGAGGATGCGCTGCTGCCGTTGCAGGACGCGAAGGACGCCCTGAACATCCCCCAGGCGAACACCGCCAGTGACACGGAGATCCAGGCGTACATCGCGACGATCGGCACCTGCATCGAGCGGATGACCGGCGGCCCCGTCATCAGCCGGTCCGTGTCCGAGCGGGCCGAGCTCGACGGCACCTACACGGTGCTGCAGGTGCGGCAGCGGCCCCTCGTCTCCGTCACCTCCATCATCTCCGTCGCGTCGGGGCAGGCCATCGACATCAGCGCCGGCCTCGACATCGACCCCAACGCCGGCACCATCCGCCGCAAGCTCGGGTACCCGTTCTACGGGCCGTATTTCACGTGGCTGCCCGCCATGACCGTCACCTACGTCGCCGGGTGGGGCACCAGCGTTCCCGCCGCCTTCAACGCCGCCTCGAGGATCATCCTGCAGAACCTGTGGGAAACCCAGCACGGCCCCTCCGCCCGCCCCTCCATGGGGGCCCTGACCGACATGGTGACATTGCCGGGGTTCGGGTTCGCGATCCCGCAGCAGGCCGCGCAGCTCCTCGAGGGACAGCTGAACGGCATCCCGTTCATGCTCGAGGCGTACGTCTGATGCGCGCCTCCGTCAGCATCCGCATGATCACTGATGACAGCAGCATGATCATCAGCGAATGGGTGCTGGACGCCGCGGACCCGCTGCTGGACCTTATCCGCGAGCGGCTCGGCGTCCCGCCGTGCGAGATAATGCTGGACCGCGAGATGCTGACGGCCGCGTCGGCTGCGGTGACCATGATCGGCGGCGCGGTGGTCATGCAGCGGGACGGCCCCTGATGCCGACGATCACGAGCCGGCTCCCGGCGCTGATCGACTACCTCGTCACCCTCTTCACCAGCGCGGCCACCCTCGGCGCCGCTCCTGCCCCGAACACGGTGACGGTCTTCGACGGTCCCGCCGTGACGGACCTCGACCCGCCCCTCGCCCTGTTCGTGGGCCTCGCGGACCCGGATGCCACCGCGGCGGCGGAGGCCGGGGCGACGGTGCAGGAGTGGGCGGCCCTCGGACGGCTGGGCCGGAACGAGACCAGTACGATCCGGTGCTGCGCGCAGGCGTGGTCCGGCACCGACGACCTCCATACGGTGCGGATCTCGGCGGCGGGGATCGTCGCGAACGTGGAGACGGTAATGCAGGCCGACTCAACGCAGTTCGGGGGGAACGTGCTGTACCCGCTGCCGGGGATCACGAACCTGTCGCTATTGCAGAACACCACCGACCGCGGCGCTATCGCCCGCGTGTCGTTTGACCTGATCTTCTTCTCCCGCATCGGGGGCTAGCCCGCGGTCTCCCGGCGGGGGTCTTTCATTCCCGCCAGGTAGCCCTGCTCGAACCACCAGTCGACGGCGTACCAGTCGCTGTCGTTCACGTCCTCAGACCGGATAGCGGCTATCGCGTCTGCGATGCGCCCGCGCAGTTCCTCATCGGCCATCTCTCCACGATACGGGAGCGTGCATGTCGAAGGTCAAGAACATCAGCGGCGGTCCGCTGGACGTGCCGCTCCTCGACCGGATCGTCGAGGCGAAAGAGGTCGTTGAGGTGCCGGATGTGCAGGCGGACGGCACCTCGCCGATCGTGTGGCCGCCGGATAAGTGGGAGCCGGTGACGGTGCCCCTGGTCGCCGCGGAGGAAGCCGCCCTCCCCCCGCCTGATGAGGCCGCGGTAACCACGGAAACCACGGAAGAAGAGGGGGCGTGACCCGTGCCTACTTATGCGTCCGGTCTTAGCGGCCAAGTCGGAACTGTGGCTGAGACCACCTATGGCACCGCGGTCACCGTCACCCACTTCTACGAGTTCCTCAGCGA